AAGAGTTAGTAAGAAAGTCGAGCGTCTGATCCGTGATGTGGGCAAGGCGGGCATCACCTCTACTACCCTGACTCGGCGGACACGCTACCTGAACAACGCCCGTCACAGGAAAGAGATACTATCTGATTTACAGGACAGCGGCCTAGTTGTTTGCGTAAAGACTAAAGCGGAAAATACCAACAAGCCAGTGGAACGGTGGCACTACGTTGGATGATTCACTATCACGGGACACCACTCTCAGGAGCCACTGAGCAGCAGATACTTTTCTACCGGGGAAGACACGCACTCATGTCGTGGCCCAGCTACAGCCCCATTCATATCCCAATAACAGAGTGTTGCCGCAGCTTTTGTATTGACAATGGTGCATTCACTTTCTGGAAGGACAATGAGGAAGTGGATTGGCGGGACTTCTATTCATTCGTAACCGATTGGGTGAACCATCCCCGCTTCGACTTCTATCTAATCCCTGATGTGATTGGGGGGACAGTGGAACAGAACGATAATCTCCTAGATCAGGCAATCCCCGGCGGTGTCCCGGTGTTTCATGTCGGGGAACCACTCACCCGGATTGACTCATTCCTTGGGAAGGGATACAAACGAATGGCCATTGGCACAACAAAGGGCTATGAGTTAAAGTCTCTTCTCTTCTGGAATGAGATGCGAAAAATATTTGATCACCTGTGTATTGACGGTGTCCCCCGTATGAAGGTTCACGGTCTGCGAATGTTAGACCCGGAGATTGTGGAGGCATTCCCCTTCTCCTCCGGGGATAGCACAACTGCCACTAGAAAAGCCACATTCAATTCCGAATGGGAAGGTTACCCTTACGCCCCAATTACTAAAGCTGCAAGGGCAACTCTAGTCGCAGACAGAATTGAGCGGGGACAGTCCCCCTCATTCTATAAACCTAAACCCATTCAATTGGATTTAATATGATAGCAATAGTAGTGTATCTATCAGCGATAGTCATCGCTAACCTCACCCTAATTTTCTTCGGCCCCACCGCATCAATCATTAATGCGTTCATTCTGATTGGACTTGACTTATCCCTTCGGGATAGACTCCATGATCAGTGGAAGGGCCGCCACTTGTGGTTGAAAATGCTGGCCCTAATCTGTGGTGGTTCGGCAATAACAATTGCCCTGAACTGGGATGCGCTGCCAATTGCATTGGCAAGCGCAACAGCATTCCTTCTCGCCGGGATTGGTGATGCCTTGGTCTATTCAAAACTGAGGGGGAAAATTTTTCTAGTTCGTTCCAACGGGTCTAACCTTGCCGGGTCAGCAATTGACTCAGTCGTATTTCCTACAATGGCCTTCGGTGGATTCATGCCTGAAATAATTCTCGGACAGTTCGTTGCCAAGTTAGCGGGCGGAGGAATCTGGAGTTGGTTTCTGGATGAACAAAGAAAAAGGGATAATAAGAGAAGATATCGTAAATAAGGAGGTACTATCGGTAGGGGCATCCCCCCTCCTTGTGAGAGGGGACGTTCTGAGAGTTATTTTGGGGGATGTGGGGCCAAGTCTGCTGCAATCAACTCATTTACATAAGCTGCTGCCGATTTGAATATTCCAGACTGCTCCCGCTGCTCATCCAATTTCTTCTGCAACTTCACAGAATATTGGGGGGTTATCCGTACCAGTTTACCCTGTGACGGAGTTAGTGTAATTTTCTTTTTCATATTGTTTCCTTATTGTTTAAGATTAAATTAATTTCATCGGTCAGTTTGTCCAACTCTTCCATCCTCTCAAATTGTGAGGAGTCTAAGTCTAGACCATCTAACAAGTCCATGTAATCTGACAGGTGATTCTCGCAGCGTTGAAGGATAGGATGCATTCCAACCAGTTGAGACTTCTGTTGGTGGGGGAACCTTATCAATGCTGATGGGTCTACCCTGAGAATCTCATCTACGTACCAATGCCGTCTTGGGTCGTCATCACCTAGATCATTAAGGTTGTGTTCCAGAAAGTTGATTGCTTCCCTGATGTCACTTAACTCAATATCCCAATGGTTCATATCGAACCCGGGACTGTCTTCATCAAAGTTCAAGGTTGCCTGTTCCGGGCCAAGGTTCCGGCCCTCATCAAACTTCTCTTTCTTCTCAAAAAGTTTGGCCAACTCTCCACCTCTGCCGAATCCGTAATGGGGCTTGCAACTCTCGTTGTACAATACGTTATGTAGGTACGGACAGTTCAGCTTGTGTACCAAGTTAACGTGTGACTCCTGCCACTCATCATAAAGGTTCGCCGCTTCCGCACCATCCTCATCATCGATTCCCGCTTTCATATTGGCTAGTTGCTGATACTCCTTCCGCAACCCCTCCAAGAAGAAACTGACTAACAATTCATTTTTCATATTTACCCCTCTATTTGTCGTGCGGATTCCTTAATGTCCCGCACATATGTGTCACCCATCTCACCAGTTACAAATGGTGAGTCAACTGATACAAGCCAACGGGCATACGGGTTGCTTGCTTCCTTGGTTGGTGCTTGATACTTTTTTAGAACCTTCCAAGTCCAAGTTCCATCTGCACTCTGCCAGACTTCATAGGGCTTGTCCACAGTTCTTGTTTTTGCACACTCGTTCTTCTCTCTCATCTTACTTCTCCAGATTAGGTTTACTTATGATGCTGACCATCAACATCCGCCTGACCCCGCCGTAGCGGGGGCAGTGGGATTGTGACTAATTAGCGTAGTTTAACCACTCCAAGTGTGTCCCGATGTAGTAGCGTTTTACCTTCCGGGTCTTACCCATATCGTAGACTCTGACATCAGAAGAATCTCTAATCAGACCCTCTTTTTTTGCTTCCCGTAATGCTCTTTTAGCATCCGTATATTTTGGGTAGTATCTTCTCATATTTACCGTCCTTCCTTTGTTGTGAAATCAAACTTGTTTCGTAGACTTTTAATCTCCCGCTCATAAATTATCTGATCCAGTTTCCAGCAGGAATAAAACAGGGCCAGAGTTGCTGCGCCACACATTGCAGCCAGCAGTGTTAGTGTTAAAATAATTTCCATATTTACCTCTCTATTGGTGAGAGTTGCACGGTTGCACCCCCTAGGGTATGCAACTCTGCAACTCAGTTAAAATTACATTCCGATTGACTTCTGACTGCCCCCGGAAACTTGCTTGTTCAGTGAGATTGAATTGCCCGCTGAGTTACCCAAACCCCGGCCCATCGAGCCGCCCGCACTTGAACCCCGGGCAGTCCCAAACTTGATGCCTGACCTGTATGCCTCTAATTCTTTTGAGGCAGTCTTGTATGCGTCTTGAACTACAAGAGCATTGACCTGAAGGTCATCAGTCTTAATGCCTTCGGTCTTGCGCCTTGCAGTCTCCTCTCTGATGCGGTTTGCGATAGTCTCAGCGGCCCCAATCTTGAAAGCATTACGGAAGGGCAACCAATCGGAACGGTCAAAGTCTTCGACTAAATATACTTCGTCCCCGTCTATAATCACACCGTCCCGTTTTGCTTCCTTGATCTTGTCTTCAAGGATGCGTTCCACTGCACCTATCAGGTACTGTAGAATTTCCTTGCAGACTACGGTGCGGGAAGGTTTGCCGCAGAAGACGATATTGCTTTTCCGCCTTCCAGACTTGGAACCCCGGTGGCTGGTCTGATACCAGTAATCGCACATATTGGATGCCGCCAATGCTCCCGAAATAGTACCCGTCCAGAATGTGTCTTGCTTCTCCGAAACAAACTCATCCTGCCGGACTTTTTCTGCCTCTCCTGCTTCACAGATTAACTGGTCTGCTTGCAGTCCATATGCAAGCATTAATTCACTTGCCTTTGCTGCGGCACTCGCCGCCTCTGCCTCAAAACTGCTATTAGATAATGCTAGCAGCTTTTTAATTTTCAGCAGTACTTCTTCGTTAGTCATATTTACCTCTCCATTGGGCTTATTTTAAACTCACCTAGTGAGCGTTGAATTAGATGCGGCCCCTGTCTGAATATTCCAGCAATCACCTTACCCTGAATATTCCCCCCACTGCCCCGCCACAGGGCCGCAAATAATTGATGTTGTGAATCAACATCCACCCGGCCCCTGCGACACTCAGGGGACAGATAGAATTGACTATAGACCGTCACAGTATAGACCCCGGTCACGGGTTTGATCTTTCTTTAAGGTTTCGACTTCATGCTGCAAATTTTCAATTTGGTTCTGTAGTTTTTCTACAATGAGATTAAACCAAATTGTATCAACTTTGTTGTCTTGTTTGCGTTCACGATTTTTCATATTTACCCCCTGAGTGAATAGATTTTGTTGACACTGTCAACATTAATAATACCCTTCTTCTTTAGTACTTCCACAACGCCTGTTTCAATTGCTACAGTATAGCTAATTTTGCGGAATGGAATTTGCTCCCCGTCTTCTAATCGTTGGCGGGTTTTGTTAATCATTGACTGAGTGATCTTTACAAGTTTGCCTGTCTTCACCCGCAGCAGTAACCAACTCCCTGCGGCTTCACCCTTCCGGGCAGTCAAAATATATTCTTTTTTATGGTGCATCGATTTGGTCTTCATGTGTACCGTTTTGTCTGTGGCCCCCGTAGGGGCCGGGTTAGTCTTAAGTTATGACCAATCAACTACAAAACCGGATTGGTCTTTTTTGGCTTCACCCTTCGCAGTTAATCCCACAATGTTGCCCGTACCATCGAGAAACCGTAAATCGTGGGAATCGCCGTTAATTACGTTGTAATAAAGTTCGTGGCCCGGGGTATTCATTATGCGCCAAGTTGACAAATCGGGATCAGTGGCCAAAAAAGTTCTGGGAATTGCATTGCGAAAAACTACCGCCACATTTCCGCCGCTGTCCAATACTTTGCGAGCGTCCCCCGGGGTACATTTTTCGTTGTACGAATAAGTTAGGTGATAATTGGCGGGCAAGTTCTTAAATCGGCGGGGGTTTTTTGTGTAATCGTAAAATTGAACCTGTGGGAATCGTTCCAAAATAGTTTGTCCTTCAAACTTTAGTTTTTCCCAAACTATATCTGATGTTCCGTTTAATCTAACTGCGGGCAGTTTGCCTTGTTTGTCACAATCACGAATCAGTTTTTCAATGTCCTTTATTAGTTGAGTGAAAAACTCGTTCTTGTTATTAATGAATAACAAACTTTTTCTCATTCGGCCTTTTTGCACGTTGCTCATTCGACCCCGGCCCGCCGTATTCAAACACGCCGCCAAACATCCCGGCGTTGCATACGGGCAAAAGTTTTTTCCGGACAGTTTGCCCGGTGACATATAAAGTATGCCAGTTAAGTACTGTCCTAGTTTATCGGACTTAATCGTTTTTGCGTTCGTTCCTCTACTTAGTATTTCCATGTTGTGCCTGTTGGTTCGGGTTACCTGTTTAACGCTGCTGATTTGCAGTGTTGTGATCAAATATACGCCGCTTTTTCAATAATGTCAAACTTTATTTTATTTTTCTTTTACATTGTTTAATTGTGGCAGTGCTTAAATTGTCTTAAATTCCCTTAAATTACATGAAAAAAATACAATTTAAGGACGGG